ATCCCTCCGTTTCCGTTATTTGTTTATACCTCGTTAAATCCCGTAAAACAAAACGTTGATTTGACGGGGTTTTGTTATATATTGTTAATTTTCGTTGAACCTCGTAATTCAACCTGAACGTCCCCGAAACGTCCCCGAAATTTCATAAAATACCTATTTACGTCCCCGAAATTCATTAAAACGTCCCCGTCATATTTTCTAAAAGTTTTATAGCTTTAATTTTTTCTTTTTGTTCAATTTCATCTAATAAATGCGAATATACATCCATTGTTGTTTTGATATTTTTATGCCCCAATCTTTTTGAAATATAATAAATAGATATGTCATTGTGTAATAGATAAGAACAATGAGTGTGTCTAATACTGTGCAGCGTATATTTACCGATTTTATTTTCTAAACAGAATTTCTGTAAAACTTTAGATACTGCGTTATGTGTGATTAAAGATACTCCTGTATTAAATAGTCGTGTGGATAGATTTACTGGCATTTGAGCTAGTGTTTTTTGCAATATTTTCATATCAGTAGGTGGAACATCTACGGTTCTATCTGATGTCTCTGTTTTAGTACCCGGAAGATGTATTGTGCAGTCTCTATAATTTAAATCAGTTGTACATAATCGCTGAACCTCCCCAAATCTTCCACCAGTAATAATTAAAATGTAGATAAATACATATGATTGAATAGGTGTGTTAGATACATATTGTTTTAGTTTAATAAAATTATCAATGCTCATAAATTTTTCTTCTTCACGTTGGGCTGGTATAGTTCCTTTAGTAACAACTTTATATGTAGGATCTTTGTGAATTAACCCTTCTTGTATAGCGTCATCTATCGACTGTTTTAAGCAGTTATGAATTTTTCTCACCGTCTCTGTTGAATGATTAGCACCATACCATTTAATAAACTTCCGATAAATAGTCATGTTAAGGTCGGACATTATAATATCTTTGAGATTTTCTTTTTCTAAAAACTTTTTGAATTGGTTAATTGCATTTTTGAATGTGGCATATGATTTTTCAGTAACAACACCTTCTTTATTAACAACGATCCAATCATTGTAATAATCTATAAAAGAAGTTTTATTATTGATTATGAAGCCTTTCATTAACTTGTTACGAGCTATAGATTCAGCTTTTGTAGCTTCACGTTTGGTCTCAAAACCTTTCTTTTTATAACGTTTACCTTCATATCCAAAGTCATAATACCATTTGCCATTCGGCTGTTTTCTTACTGACATTTCATTTCCTCCTCAAAAAAAGTAAAAAAATAATAAGGGTAGGTGGACTACCCAATTATTAATTATTCTTCATAATCATTAGGAACATACTTATAACCATACTTTTCCGCATCTCGTTTACGTATCTCTTCTTTTTCTGATTGGGTAGCATTTACCCATTCCTCTTGACCTTTAACCCATTCATCAGGCTCATTATTTTGAGATTGTGATGCTTTGTTAGCTTCTTCTAATTGTTTATCTACTTCATCGTAATCTATATGCCTGCGTCTGTACCTAAAGAAGATTTAGAAGAACTGGAATTATAATATAAGGGTACTAGGTACCCAGTGGAATTATTCTGTGTCTTGTGGGACTGCGTCATCTTTAGGTAATCCGGTTTCGGGGTCTAATTGATCATTAGAGTAGGCTTTGTTAGAAGTAGGAACGCCACCCATATCTCCATTGGGTATACCTGTATAACCGTTTTGTTTAGCAACTTTTGCATTAGCACGCATTTGTTCTTCAAATGACGGTTCTTGTTGTTGGTTTGCATGCTGTTCTTGAGCTTGTTGTTGTTCATTTACTTGATTATCTTGCTGTTCATTGCTTTGTTGGTCATTATTATCTGTGCCTTCTTTAGTTTTATCCTCTTTATTTTCTTTCTTGTCGTCAGTTTTCTTTTGCGTTTCTTTTTTCTCGCTTTTTTTAGTTGTTTCTGTCTTATTGTCTTTCTCTTTCTTTTTTTCTTCTTCTTGTCCACATGCGCCTAATACTAATAAACTAGCAAAAATTAAAAATAAAACCTTTTTCATTCTACATTTCTCCTTTTTTTATATTTCTTTATATTTAAAAACTCTTAACGGATCAAATGTAATTAAGTATTCTCCGTAGTGAGTTCCAATGCCATATTTATTTTTGTAATGTTTCAATATTTCTGTTACGTACGCTTCGCTTAATTGAACATATTCAGCTAGTTCATATAAGTTACTAATGCCATAGTTATATGCTTCCGCAATAATACGTAAAGGTAACGCAGCTTCATATCCGTAACGCCTAGCGTAATTTTCAAATTTGCGGTTTATATCTTTAGATTGATCTAAGATGTTTCCATATGTAAGTTTATGATGTGCTAGTTCTTCGTATAATACCTCAGCTTTACGTGTTTCGGATAGGTTTCGCTTAATTAAAATTAAATCTCCTAACCATAGACCGTGTAGGTCATTGGGCATAACATTTGTTTCTCTGACTTCTATATAATCATGTTCTATTAACATTTTTTCATATAACCCCATAAAAACACCCTTTATTTGCGTTTGCTTCTTATATAATCTGCATAATCTAGCACACGTTGCCATTCTTCATCTGTTAATTCACCTTCAAGATGTGCTGCACGATGTTTTGGTTGTTCATCTTGTTGTTCACTTTTGTCAAAACCAAGTAAGTATTCTGTACTGATACTAAGTGCTTTTGCAAAATCTTCTGTACGATTTAACGGAAATTCTCTAGTTAAGTTTAAATAACGTGATACAGCAGATTTAGCAACTCCTACACGACGAGCTAATTCACTAAGTGACATATCTTGTTCTTTCATAGCTGATTTAATTATTGTGATTATTTCATCATTATTTCTCATTTTAAGTATCTCCTGAATAAATTATTTGTTCTTTCATGTGAACAATTAGATTATATCATCGTTCCCAAACGAATACAATATATAGGTAGAAAAAATCTTTTTGAATTTTTTGGAGCAAAAAGTGTTGACTAACGGGAACGTAAGATGTTAAGTTATATACAGTTCTCAAAAGAGAACGAACGGAGGTGAAAACATGGTACTTAACTTAAAAAGATTGAGAGCAGAAAGAATAGCTTGCGGGATAACTCAAGATGAGATGGCACAGATGATGGGGTGGAAAACAAGAACTCCATATGCTAAAAGAGAAAACGGGATTGTAGATATTGGAGCGAATGAGTTTATTAAAATGGCAAAGATATTAGGCTACGAAACAAATAATTTAGATATTTTTTTTACTCAAGACGTTCCCGAAAAAGAACGACAAACAAATTAAGGAGGAATAAAAAGTGAATGAATTACAAACATTCAATTTTGAAGAATTACCAGTAAGAACGATGAATATTGACGGCGAACCGTATTTTGTAGGCTCAGATGTAGCGAAAATTTTAGGTTACTTAAAACCTGCAAACGCTATTGCAAACCATGTTGATGATGAAGATAAAACCACTACCCTAATTCAGGGAACAGGTTCTAACTACAAATCAAAAGCAGTAATCATCAACGAAAGTGGACTTTATAGCTTAATCTTTTCAAGCAAGTTAGAAAGTGCTAAACGATTTAAACGTTGGGTAACATCAGAAGTTTTACCATCATTAAGAAAAACAGGCACATATCAAGTTCCTGATAATCCGATGGATGCATTAAAACTTATGTTTGATGCGCAAAAAGAAACTCAAGAAGAAATTAAAACCGTTAAAGCAGATGTTATTGATTTGAAAGAAAATCAAAAGCTAGATGCAGGAGAATATGGTCTTATTACTAAAACAGTGCATCAACGAGTAGCGTATATCAAACAAATTCATGCATTACCTAACGATAAAGAAATAAATAAAGCGTTGTATAAAGATATCAACAACAACGTTAATACAATGGCCGGAATTAAAACTAGAACACAGTTAAAACAAAAACATTTTAATGACGTTATGGATATGATTGTTAATTGGTTTCCATCTCAATCAACAATGTATGTTGTTAAGCAGTTAGAGATGAACTTTGATGAAGAGGAGGGATAACATGACAAAGACTTGGTGGACTATGGAAGATTTGGAATATGAAACAGGACGCAATAGATATTGGATAAAAAGAAACATTTTAGAAATTCCACAATTTAAAAAAGAAATAAAACAGTTTTCACATTATCCAATAAACAACAATGACCAATACAGATTCATAGGCAGCAAGATGAAACAGTTTCTTGAAGATAACTTCAAAAAGATATTTGGATAGGAGGTGTGAAAGATGAAGTATTTACTAAGTTACATGACTATGTTTATCGCAATGATCATCACATTACTTTTAGGAGGTGGTTTCACAACAGTATTAGGAATTGCAATGCTAACTCTTATTTTCAGTAGCTTCTTCTGGGAAAAGTGGCTTGAGATAACAAAAAAGACTGAAACTTGCGCCAACAAGTAACAGTCAAACACTAACTAAAATATACAACTTAAATATACAAGTGGAGGAGAGAAAATGCAAGAGGTAATTACAGTCAAGTTGACTAGAGAAGAATACTCTCAACTAATCAAAAGCCAAATAGATTTAGATTTCTTGCGAAGTGACTACGACTTTTTAAATAAACGTTACGAAGATATATGCGATAAATATTTTGAACTTAGAAAAGATTTCAGAAAAGCTATAGAATCGTGCGAAACACAAAGTGAAACAATCGAAGTCATGGATAGAACAATAGATATATTACGTAAAGGAGTGATTGGGATTGAAAGAAACAGTGACATACCTAATTAAATTGAAAGAAGCTCCTTTCGACCTGTATATCACTAATAAACCTAACAATGAAGAAGATACTTCTTATTCAAGAGATAGACGGAGAGCAAGAGAATTTGCAGGACTAGAAGATGTGAGTATCGACATGACTAAGCACAGAGCAATTAAAAAGAAAGTAACTGAAACAACTGAATATGAGGAGGTTGAGTATGACTGAACAACTTAATTTATATCAAAAAATAGCAGATGTTAAGGCAAATATTGATGGCTTTACCAAAGACACTAAAGGTTACAACTATTCATATGTGAGCGGATCGCAAGTACTTCACAGAATCAGAAACAAAATGATTGAACACAACTTGTTATTGGTGCCTTACACAGAGCATGAAGAAGTCACTGAAACTAAAAATGCAAAAGGTAAGCCGGAACACATCGTTAAATTAAAACTCACATATAAATGGATTAACGCAGATAACCCTCAAGAAGTGTTGGAGGTTCCTTTCTTTGCAGTAGGACAACAAGACGACGTATCTAAAGCGCACGGAACAGCACTCACATACGCAGAGCGTTATTTCTTAATGAAATTCTTCAATATTCCGACTGACGAAGATGACGCAGACGCAAAACAAAAGCAAGAAAAGTACAACAAAGTAAGTAGTCAAACAGTCGGCGTTCTAAAAGAAGAAATACTTAAATTTGTCGACTTGATGAAATCGTTAGGAAAAGAAGTATCTCAACAACAAGCAGAACAAACTTTTGGCATACAAAACTATTCGTCAATGTCAGAACAACAAGCAATCAATACAATCAACAAAATTCAAACAATGGCTAAAAAATATACGGAGGCGAAATAATGACTAACTTAACAATTTTGACAGGACGTATCACTAAAGATTTAGAACTTAAACAAGCAGGACAAACACAAGTAACTAACTTCTCTATGGCAGTGGACAATCCATTCAAAAAAGATGACACATCATTCTTTGACATCGTAGCGTTTGGCAAAACTGCCCAACTATTAAACGACTATTGCGGTAAGGGAAGCAAAGTTTTAATCGAAGGCAACTTGAAGCAAGACCGTTTCCAAGATAAAGAAGGTAACAATCGTTCAGTAGTACGAGTGATTGCAAATAGAATTGAATTCTTAGATAGCAAAGGTAGTAACCAGCAAAACAATCAACCTCAACAACAAAGAGGACAAGCGCCAACAGGCGACAATCCGTTTGCAAACGCTAATGACGATATTTCAGAATCGGAACTCCCTTTCTAGGATGTGATTAAATGGCTGAAATTTGGAAAGATGTGGTTGGTTATGAAGGTATCTACGAAGTAAGCAATAAAGGTCGAGTAAGAACTCATAAAGATAAAGTTAGTTGGTCAAAACGCTTTAAAAAATGGAGACATTGGAAGCAACGTTACTTAAAAGACAAAACACCTAATGGTAGAGATGCAAGAGTAGCACTTTGGAAAGATGGAAAACCAAAATACTTTTTAGTTCATCGATTAGTAGCGTTTGCTTTCATACCAAGAATTGAAAGTAAGGATTGTATAAATCATATTGATGGTAATCCTAAAAATAATAATGCTAGCAATCTTGAATGGTGTAATTATAAAGAGAATATTAATCATGCTTTCGAAAACGGATTAACCACTACCAATATGGCCGTAAGATTAACGAATCATCTTGGCATTGAATATGAATTTATAAGTATGAGTAGAGCTAGTGAGTTTTTAGATCGCAATCACGGATATGTAAGTGGCCGATTGAAAAACAACTGTTCGAAGTTAACGGATACAGATGGCAATAAATACAAAGTCGAGAAGTTGATATAAATGCAAAAAATCAAAAATTACATCACTCAAGATGACGGTACAACTACTGTAGTCATCAAAGGAGTAGAACTAGATAACAAAACATCATTGCTTTTAGACAACGGTTACGAAGTAGAAGCAGATGTAAGAGTTGTAGATCCATTCAAGATTACAGATAAGCAGCGTAGAAAAGTATTTGCTCTCTGTAACGACATAGAAGCATATACAGGACAACCCCGCGACTATATGAGGTATTTGTTCATGGATTACGTAGAAGTCCTCTACGGCTATGAAAAACGCCTCTCATTGAGCGACTGCACAAGAGAACAAGCTAAACAAGTTATAGAAGTTATTCTCGACTGGGTGTTTCACAACAATATACCACTTAATTATAAAACAAGTGACTTACTCAAAAATGATAAAGCGTTCCTTTACTGGTCAACAGTCAACCGTAACTGTGTTATCTGTGGTAAACCACATTCCGACTTAGCACATAGATTTGCGGTAGGACGTGGCAGAGATAGAACGAAGATTAATCATTTCGGAAATCAAGTGTTAGCTCTATGTAGATCTCATCACAACGAACAGCATCAAATAGGCATGGACGCATTTAATAACAAATATCACTTAACAGACAGTTGGGTGTCTGTGGATGAACGACTAAACAAAATGCTGAAAGGAGTGAGAGATGATTGAAAGAACAACCTAACTATTACTCAATCATTCCAGCACACGTTAGATATGATAAAGAGTTAAAACCAATGGAAGTTATTATGTATGGCGAATTAACTGCTTTGTCCAATAAATACGGATATTCATATGCTAGTAATAACTACTTTGCAGAACTATATAACGTTCATAAAAAAACTGTATCTACTTGGATAAGCAACTTAAAAGAAAAAGGATATATCGACACAGTGGTTATTAGAGATGAAAACATGACTGTAACTGAACGAAGAATTTATATTACAGCACCCTATCCGTCAAATCATGGAGAGGGGTATCCACAAAAAAGTGGAGACCCTATCCATAAAAAGACGGAAGAGAATAATACAAGAATTAATAATACAAGAATAAATAGAGACAGTGACGAGACATCAAAATCATTTCAATATATTAGTAATAACTTAGAAATCATACAAAGTCCATTAAAAGCACAACAACTAGAAGAAGCTATAAAGGATTTTAAAGATAACAAACTAGAGATCGTTACTGTAGCTACTGATTACTGCAGAGAAAATAGCAAAGGTGTTAACTACCTTATCAAAGTATTAGAAAACTGGAATAAAGACGGTGTCAATACTAAAGAGAAAGCAATATCTAAAGTTAAACCTAGAAACAATAAAGAAGATGATTACCTAGCTAAGAAGAAACAGGAACTATTAGGAGGTTAGACATTATGTCAATGACTGAACTAGAGGCAATTGAAATATTAGAGTTAATAAATAATGTCTACGATATGAAATTCAATAAAATTAAGTACAACCTTTGGGTAGAACAACTCACACAATATGGGGATTTCGACAGAACACTACACAAAACAAAGAAATATGTTAGAGAAAGTCGTTATAAACCTACGATTGCACAAATTATTGATCGCAAACCACCAGAAATGAAAAGCGCAGTGATACCAGAAGAACAAACTGATAAATATAGAATGCAACACGATAAAGAGTTTAGAGAGAGAAGGCAACAATTAAGAAAACAATGGCAAAAGATGAAAGAGGATTGGGGGTTAGATGATGAGTATTGATGTGTTGAGTACCGAAGAATCTATTATATCTAACCTCATGCGTAACCCAGAGTTACTAAGTAAATTCAGATTGAAACCTGAAATGTTTACTGATGAAAAATTAAGAGTGTTCATTGAGTATGCACTAGAGCAAGGGAAGGTCGATGTAAACCAGATCTACTTTAAAAGTCGTGATGATAATGAATTTATATCTACTGACCGATTAGGTCGTTTATACAACTCAGATGGCACTGACAAGGCGTTTTTTATGGACGACCAATTGAACCTATTACAAGAATACGTTTTGTCACAAGCTCGTGAGAAGCTGACAGAGTATCAATCAATGCCGAATAAAGAAAATTTTAATTATTTGGTAGAGGAATTAGAGAAATTAAAAGGTATGACAATAAAAAAAGCAGACGCTACTGATAGTTTTCTAGCTGAAGTTGTAGAAAATATTCTATCTGATGAACCAAAACAATTTATTAAAACTGGTATTGCTTCTATAGATAACAAAATCATTGGTTTTGAACCAGGTCAGTTGAATGTATTAGGTGCAAGACCTTCGTTAGGTAAAACTTCTCTTGCATTAACAATGATGTGGAATATCGCGCAGCGTGGGTACCCTACAACGTTCTTTAGTTTAGAAACTGGAGGTAACAATATCGTTGAGCGATTAGTTGCAACAATAACAAATATTCCGCTATCTAAAATCAAGCAAGGTAACGGTTTGAACGATGATGAAGTTTCATCGGTAATGTCTGCTATAGATCAAATTAAAAAATGTAATTCTTTAAAGATTGAGGACCAAGCACAAATGACACCACAAGATGTTAGAGAAGTTGCTTCTCAAAAAACAGACAAACCTCATGTAATATTCATTGATTATCTTACACTCATGCAGTCAGATGTACCTCAGCGTGATAGACGATTAGAAGTTGAAAAGATTTCTCGTGATTTAAAAATTATAGCTAAAGAAACAGGTTGTATCATTATCGCACTATCTCAATTAAGTAGAGGTGTAGAAAGTCGTAGTGATAAACGTCCGATGATGTCTGATTTAAGAGAAGCAGGAGGAATTGAGCAAGACGCGAATATGATTTTCTTCTTATACCGTGACGATTATTACGACCAAGACCAACAAGACAACATTACAGGCAAGTCGGAAATTGAATTCATTATTTCTAAAAATAAAGACGGAGAAACAGGGGTGGCACACCTTGATTTCTACAAGAAAACGCAGAGGTTTTATGGATGAAAGTTTATGAGTATCAGCAACTTTTAGGTTTTATGTATCGAGAGGATTATAAAGAAGATCCAATCATAGCCAAAATATTAATCGAGTCTGGGTGGGCAATTAAAAGGCTTCTTGATACTGGAGTTATTAAACCCTTTGACGATTACGAAGAAGTGAAAGAGTTGATCATGAATGAAACGAAGTGGAGGCAACCAGATGGGACTTATCGACGGACTTAAAAAGCAATACACGTTATATCAGATTGACGGTTGGAAGATGTGCAGTGTAACGCCGTTAGGAGAAGATACATTCAAACTAGGTAACTATGCAGGCATACACTTTAGAAACACATTCTCAGGAACAGTAACGAAAGATGAACTAGAAAAACTGAAACGCAAACATAAGCTTTTCAGAAAAGAAGAATTGCAACAACAGATGACAATTAACGAATTATTATTTTGAGGTGAGTTATGGAAATAGAGATTAATTTTAACGATACGTATAAGGAACCTATTGGCTCTCCTCGTCCACGTTTTAGAAATGCAGGTAAATTTATCCAAACATACATGCCAACGTCTTACACAAAGCATAAAGCATATATACAGAGTCAATTACCTAAAAAGATGTTGAACAGTAGATTGAAAGTATCAATATATTTTTACTTCGCACCACCTAAGAGTTGGACTAAGAATCAAAAGTTAATATCGATAGGTCAATATAAACGTACGAAACCAGATATAGACAATTTAATCAAAACAGTGCTAGACGCTGCTAACGATCACTTATGGAAAGACGATAACCAAATTGCACACATTGAAAGCTTTAAGCAATATGCAGAAGAACCAAAAATAATCATGAATGTAGAGGAAGTGGAGTGAATGGCTAACAGAGAAGAAACAATCACAGTCGAAGCAACAATGAAAGTTAGATGTAAGTATCCAGTTTGGGTAAACAATCAAATTACTGCAAGTGATGAAAAGGAACGCATTTTAGATTTAATCAGTAAGAATCCTGACAAAGAGTTGATGAATGAAGATTTTGAACTAGTTGAATTAATAGAGGTGGAGTAAATGGAAGCGACAAAAATGAGAGTTAAAAATAAATACTTCTCTATTACACCAGATGTAGTAGAGAAAATGAAAGAAGCAGATATCAATCCCGATATTTTAAGACAAAGATTAGCTTCCGGTTGGAAGTTTGAAGATGCAATAGAAGCGCCTATTGGAGTAAGACGTAGTGAATGGGATAGTTTAAAACCTAAAGAGGACGAAATTGCTAGTTATAAAGAGAGAATGGAGCAACGCAGATTACAAGAGTTGAAACGTAAGAAACCACATTTATTCACAGTACCTCAAAAACACCCTCGTGGTGAGTGGTGTAAACATCTTATGGAGAATGACATCTTCCCTAGAAAGGTGGTTAGATCATGAGTGTTGGAGATTTAAGTATAGGAGAATATATAAAATTTTCTGATAGAGACAACAAGCAAAGGTACGGGCAAGTATTGAACGTATATCAAGATGTATTTTATTTAAAATACGTCGCGGTAGTAAAAGTTGATGGTATTGGCACTATTAAAATAGACGATAACTATGACTTTATTAGCGTACCTAAACCAACTAGCAAAGAAGTGGAAAAGACATTAGATGACAAGGTTAACCACCCGTCACATTATACGTATGGAGATATAGAAATAATGGATTTTATAGAGCAGGTCACTAAAGATTATAAACCAGAGTTAGCATTTGCTATTGGTAACGCAATCAAGTATATAAGTCGGGCTAATCGTAAGAACGGTAAAGAAGATTTAGACAAAGCACGTTGGTATCTAAACAGAGCATTTGAGAAGTGGGAGGGGTAAGCATGGTGTATATGTACGAACCATTTAGCCACACAGTGACTAAGACAGACCTATCTCATTTACACAACATTACAGGTATTCCACTCAACACACTGTGGTACCAAAAAGAACGTGGCACATATAACGATAAGTTAAAGTGTTTCTTCACCGACACTATGCCGAGAGTGAATAAGAAACAGGAGTTTAACGAAAGAGTTGTAGCAAAAGATGAAATTTGGAAGTACAACGAGAAGTATGATCTATACGTAAGTAACTTAGGCAGAATGAAAAGGCCTGATGGGAAATATAAATTTGCGAATGGTTGTAACGGTATTTTCACAGTTATTTATAAGAATAAGAAGTATCGTGCAGCAGATATTGTATATGAAACGTTTATCGGTAACTTGAAAAACGGATTACACGCATATCCGAAAGATAGTAGATACAACAACTTTATTGCAGATAACCTATTCCAATCTACATTACAGAAATATAGAGTGTATCGCAGAAATAAAGGCGTATCTAAGCCAGTATATCTTGTCGATAACAACAACCAAATTGTTGAAGAATTCGCAAGTACAGTAGAAGCTCAAAAGGTATTATTCATCGACAGACGCAACATTGCTAGAAAGTGCAACCGTAGATATGTGAGTGACGGATTAATGTATATGTGGGCGGACGAATACGAGAAGATGAACGCATGATACTATCCGACACAATCAACCAACGCTATCGCTACAACACACAAGGTAAGACGCCTACAGAGATACAACAGGAATTACGCAAGTTAGGTGTCAAAGGCTTTGTGGTTAAGATAGCAGGAAACAGAGTGACGATGAAAGTTAGTGAAAACGATATTAAAAAGAACAGGGAGTGTTTGAGATAGATATAAAAAATCATTTATATACTTTCCAAGCTATATGTACCAATGTAGTTGACGGTGACACGATAGATATTTTACTGGATTTAGGCTTCAAGACAACTGCAGAACGTAGAGTGAGGTTACTTAATGTAGATACACCTGAAAGAGGTCAAGAGAACTATAAAGAAGCTACCGACTTTACTAAATCGTGTGTAGAAGGCAAGAAGATATACGTACAGACATACAAGAGCGATGTTTTCGGTAGGTATCTCGCTAATGTGTGGTACGAGAACGGGCAACGTAGTTTGAATGATGAGTTAAGAAATGCAGGGCTTTTGAAAGAGAATTCTAAATGGAATGAGGGATAGTAAATGAACTCAGAAGCTAAGTTTGTATCTAGTGTGATGGACGCTAGATTGAAGAAAGTTAAAAGAGAACGTGACGCTTACAAGAAACAACGTGATGAACTCATCAATGATATGGTAGAAACAAAGAGGAAAGCAAAGGCGTTTGATGAGATAGATGATTTAATTGTTAACGGGACATTAAAAGATAGAGAGCCAAATGCAATATTTCAAAACATCTGTCATGTAATTATAAATTTAAAGGAGCGTTGCAGTGATGTGGAAATTTAAAGAGTTTAAAGACTATGATGTAGAAACAAATATGAGTGCAATAGATCAATTAGAAATACATTTTAAAAAGTATAAAAATACTGAGGTTGTTGGATATACTGTTAACCATTTTGAAAACTTAAACAATAAAGAGAGAACTTATATATTAGTTAAATATCTAGTTTAAAAGTATAGGAGTGTAATGTTTTGAAATTAAAATTAAAGATAGAGATAAACGACGAAGATTTGTTAGAAGGTGTTGGGTTTCATAGAGAAGTGAATAAAGATGCAAAGGCAGCAAGTAAAATAGATAGTTTAAATGAACTGTTTGGTATGGTTTTAGTGAGATTAGTAAATTTGCGACATGAAACTATGGAAGATCCTAACAATTGCAGTGGTAAAGATATAAGAAAAAGTATAGACGATTTCATAGATAATATAAAAGAAACAATAGAAGATTTTAAGGAGGAACAATAAATGACGGTGTTCCATGTATTGGTGCTAATTATAATTGGTGCATTTATTGCAGACTATGTAAGGTTGCGTAAGGAAAAAGCTAAATTAAGAGTTAACGTAAGTATTCTTGCTGAGCATGTTATGAAAGATTACGGAGCAGAGTACACATATAAACTTATCAATTACAAGGAGGAATAATAAATGACAAATACATTAGAAATTAAATTGTTATCAGAAAATGCGACTATGCCGAAGAGAGCAAATTCTACAGATAGTGGATTGGACTTATACGTATCAGAAACGATTAACATTCCTGCACACGCAACTAAAGTAGTTAAAACAGATATAGCAATTAATCTGCCTTATGGGTATGAGGCGCAAGTAAGACCTAGATCTGGTAAATCACTTAAAACTAAATTGCGTGTAGCACTAGGAACAATAGACCAAACATACCATAAAGAAATCGGTATTATCACAGATAATATAGGCCATGAAGATATCACAGTAGAAAAAGGAGAAAGACTGGCACAGTTAGTTGTAGCACCAGTTGTATATCCTACACCCAAACAAGTTGATTGGTTTGAAAATGAAAGCGACAGAGGTGCATATGGAAGTACAGGAGAGTAAAGATATAGTAGCAGAGATTAAAAGAATACTAGGTAAGGGGTGAATAGGTTGATTAAACGCATATTAAAGATTTGGTTTACTATCGCTATATATGAGTTAGGTAAATGGATTGGCAGAGAGTTGTATTATAAGTTGACTGCAAACGATGAGGTGGAAGTACCTAAGGACTTTAATGAAGATGACCACGCTCATTTAAATGGTATATACGGAGGTTATTAACAATGTGGGGCGTAATAGCAATCATTATATTAGTATTATTACTATTTGGCTCATTACTTGAACAGAATGATCTAAAACACCAGTTAGAAGTAAAAGATTATGAGATTAAGACCTTGAAAGATAAGTTGGAGAATGGAGGGTAATTTATTGAAATCTGAATATCAACGTGAGAGGTTAACAAGTTTAAGACAACAAGGTTTTACAGAAGAACAGGCTTTAGAAATCATTAAAATAGAACGTACACCTTTTGACCAATAATAAGTAATGGAGGTAGCACATGAACTTAGGTAAGACAGACATACCAAAGCTAGAAGAGTATTGGGAGAAGTATGAAGATATGAAAGGACAATTAGTATTCAGAAGATATGAGTTGTTATATCAACCAGCAGATACTAATTATGGTGGTGGTAAGAGTAACTTACCATCAAGTCCAGTAGAGAATGAAGTTACTAAATTACATAGTGACTTGAAGTACAGAAACCTACAAGCAATCATACAAGCCATTGAAGATGTATATAATAATGCTACACAAGAACAAAAGCTTATAGTTGATTATAGATACTGGGAGAAAGACTTAGCAGTATATGAGTGGCCAGACATTGCACACGAACTAACAAAGGCAAGAGAAGATAATAAAGTGATTAGTAGAGATGCTACACTTCGTATGCGTAACCAATTGATGAGAGAAACAGCTAAACGAATTGGTTGGATAAGCTTTGATTAATCGCACTTCCGACATACTAGAAGTGCGGGTTGTCAATAGGATATTATAGTAGCATAAGGAAAACTGGATAGTACCTTTAGAAGTGGAGTTGTTATTCAGTAGGTATGTGATCCAACACTATATTCTTGAGGCACGTTACTTTTGTAGCGTGCCTTTTTGTATGCGCCTATCTTAACTACCCACAGAATAAGGACACACATATTAAAGGACACTACTTATTAAGGTGGGTATTAAAGGTCATACTATTTAAGGTCGCATAGTTTAGGTCACATACTTTAAGGTCATCACTTAGACATTGAGTGTATGACAGATAGAACAATGAACATTCAATGAAGTTAAAAGGTTTCTTTAGTTTAAAAGATTGAATGAAACAAAAAGATTATTACGAAATGAAGTTTGTTGTTTGTATTAATGAATAAGAAGTTTTCTTAATTTGTTTACATTTTAATAATGAAATAGTTTTTATGTTAAAGACAAAATGATTTGAGATTATAAATCTTATTTTGTTTTGTTTTTTCTTTTATTCTTAAATTGATTTGAGTTTCTTTATTAAGAAATGAAAGAAGAAAAGTTAATTGAAAGAAGTTGAAATGAATTTGAGTAATTTCAAAGTTCCAAAAGTTCGTTTAGGAAACAGAACTTATAGTCAAAGCGAGCTACAAGACTATAGGAAAGCCAATACACAAAGGTATAACCAAGAGGTTAGACACAATAGGCACAATAGGGAGTATACAGCGTTCTACAACAGTACACAGTGGCGTAAGTTGCGCAAACAAGTATTATTACGTGATAACTACTTGTGTCAACATTGTTTGAGTAAAGGAATAGTGAATGACAAAGATTTGATTGTTCACCATAAGATTGAATTGAAACGGGACTGGTCTAAAAGACTGGATATGGATAATTTAGAGGTAGTGTGTTTTAGCTGCCATAACAAAATTCATGCTGGATAAAAATTTTAAGATTTTATTTTTTTTTTGCGGGGCTTCGATAAACCGCATACTTTATTTATTTATCGATTAAACGAGCCGGACTCATTTCCGACCAATTTCCCAAAACCTAGTGTTGTAATATTACAAAAGGAGGTGGTCAGATGGCTAGACCACGTAAATTGAACCTACAAAAGCAAGGACACCGCACTAAAGAAGAATTGCAAGAAGCTGAAAACGTAGAAAACGGTCTTTATGAGTTTGATCAGATTAATGTAGAAAACTTACCAGAAGATTTAACCGAAGGTGCTGCTAAAGAATGGGTGCGTGTTGTTCCTCTTTTACAACAACTACCAATTGCTGAACTAGATTATGGTTTAATCAAGAAATATTGCCAGTTAGTCGACATTAGTGACGAAGCATACCAAGAAATGCAACAAGTTGGTACGTATCAACCAGATAACCATCGTAAAACAGGACCATATGTCACATTCATGGATACTACAAGAGAAATTATAAGCATATGTGGCAAATTGGGTATGACAATTGATAGTCGTATGCGTTTAGTTGTACCGGTTGAAAAGGATAAAGCAAAATCGGTTTACGATGAATTTGGTGTTGATGAAGATGACTAACGTTAAAATACCTAAAGTGTATAAAAAGCTTCTAAATATACCCAATGATTTAAGAGATGATGCATACAAATACTGTGTCATGGTTCTATCCGGTGCATACATTACATGTAAGGATACTAGACTTGCCTGTATTCGTCATTTAAAAGACATACACAAGTCAATAGATAATCCTGAATGGAATTATATCTTTAAACCTAAACGTGCTAAAAAGGTTATTAAATTCATGGAAACACTACCTGATACAAAAGGTAAGATACACAAATTGACACTGTTTCAAAAGTTCATTGTCGCAAGTGTCAGAGGTTGGTTCACGAAAGACGGAGATATGCTGAGATTTAAAAAAGCGTTTATCTCAATGGCAAGAAAAGGAGGAAAGTCACTTTTAGTAAGTGGACTTGTACTTTATTCATTTTTATTTGATAGAGAACCAGCTGAAGGCAGACAAATATTTTGTGCAGCTAATGATAAGAAACAAGCAAGCGTTGTATTCAACATGGTAACTAAACAACTCATGCATTTAGTATCAAAAGTGCCAGAATTAAAGAAAGACGTTAAAAAAGTACGTGAGTTGCTTAATAACTTGCGTGATGACTCTTTTGTTATGCCATTGTCACGCGATACAAGCGCAGTCGATGGTTTCGAGCCATTCCTAGCTGTTATTGATGAATATCACGCAGCAAAGACAGATGAAATGGTAGAACTAATCCAATCTGGGCAAGGTAATTTATACCAATCGCTTATATTCATCATTAGTACCGCAGGTTTTAACTTAAATTCACCGATGTTTGTAAATGAATGGCCTTATGCTAAAGATATTTTATCTGAAGTTTATGACGATCCAGAATACTTTGCGATTATCTTCGAACAAGATTTGGAAGATGAATGGCAAGATAAAACAACGTGGGCCAAATCTAATCCATTAATCAATGAATCAGACGACTTAAAAGAACAAATCGAAGAATATTTAGAAAAGCGTGTAGCAGAAGCTAATAAAAAAGGCTCTATGTTCAAGGTACTTGTTAAAAACTTTAATTATTGGTTGCAAGCAAGTACAGAATCTTACTTAGATTTCAATGATTGGAAAAAGAATGAAACTGACTTTGATATACATGGCTCTAAAACTTATATCGGTTTAGACTTATCGCGTGCTGATGACTTAACCGCAGTATCGTTTGTTCATCTTGATGAAGATAATCAAGAGTATTATGTAACCAGTCATTCGTTTGTGGCTACTAAAGGTGGACTGGATGGGAAAATTGATAGAGATTTTATCGATTACAGACAACTTGCAGAAAGCGGTTATTGTACGATTACCGATTTACAAAGTGGAATTATCAATACAGACCAAGTTTTGAATTACATTGAAGATTACATCAATCAATACAACCTAGACATACAAGCAATATGCTATGACCCATATTCGATACATGGCGTTATTGCTGAAATTGAACGACGTGATTGGCCTTATGATTTAGTGGAAATAAGGCAAGGGCCACAAACACTATCTAATCCGATACTGGATTTTAGATTGAAAGTGATTAATGGAGACATCAAGCATCATAAAAATCCATTGTTAGACATTGCAGTCAAAAATGCAGTGGCAAAAGATACCAATGACTCATTAATGATTGAAAAGAAGATGAACCGAGAAAAAATAGATCCACTCATGGCTACCATATTTGCTTATGTGATGGCTTGTGAACATGAATGGGACACAGAAACTTTAATGCCATTGTTCTTATAGGAGGTGTGATGATGAAAAAATTCTTATATGCACTTGTAGTAATACTATTATTCGTTGTGGGCTTAATAGGTCTATTCTACGGCTTGTTTATACTTTGGAAGCCGTTAGCTTATATTATTGGTGGCTTGCTGCTCATAGGCCTCTCAGGCGTTTTAAATCAAGCATATGACAATACCTCGATAAGTCAGAAAGGGGGTGACAGTTAAAAATGCCATTACTTGATTTAGGTTTTACAAGTAAGCAAGGAAAAATGAATAGAGATTTAGAACGACTTTTGTATTGGCAAGAACATGGCACACACGCAAGTTATGTTGGTATAAATGCTTTACGTAATAGCGATGTATTCACTGCTACACGAATTATATCTGCAGACATTGCAAGTACCAAGTTGAAAGTTAAAGGTCACGAAACAAATACAGTGATGGACCAAATACTGGATTTAATTAATAACAATCCGTGTTCGGACTTACCGGGTTGGCACTTTAAGTTTATAATCATCGCGAATATGCTGCTTAATGGTCAATCTTTTGTTGAAATTGTGCGTGACAAAAATGATTTTCCTGTTGGATTCCACTTCTTACATAACGACTTAGTAGGAGTTGAGGAAAAAGACGGTGAAATTATTTACAACGTAAGTGAAGATGTGGAAGGTAATGCCGTTAAGATAACAAGTGATGATATATTACATTTCAGATATATCACGTTAGATGGGTATGTAGGGTACAGTCCGTTGTATGCACTAGCACATGAGATTGGTATTTCTCAAGGTTCTAAGAGCTTCCTGCGTAACTTCTTCGATAATGGTGGAACTTCGACATCAGTATTGAAGTATAGAAAAGGGCAAATCAATGCTGAACAATTAAGAGATTTGAAAAAGAATTTCTCAGAAAGCCAATTAAAAAACAATGGTGGCTTAGTTGCTATCGACGACACAATGGAATTCAGCAGGTTGCAAATTCCTACCGAAGTATTGAACTTCTTAAATAGTTATAAGTTCAGTACATCTCAAGTTGCTAAAGCGTTCGGTTTGCCGGTATCTAAACTAGGTATTGAAACAGTCAATACATCTATCACACAAGCAAACTTAGAGTATTTGCAAAGTACATTAGACCCAATATTCAAAATGATGATTGCAGAGCTTGAGACGAAGATATTCAAGTTTATCGATTCTGGATATGAATTAGAGTTCGACTCATCACGTCTCATTGATATTGACCCAGAACTACAATTACAACGTATTACTGAATTGCATGGTAAAGGGATTATATCGACAGACGAAGCAAGAAGTGTGTTTGGCTATCAACCTATTGAATATGGCGATCAACCATTGGTTGACCTTAACAGAGCCCCTCTTAATACATTAGAAAATTACCAAAAATCTAAAATTGACAAAGAAGTCGAAAAGAACTCCATTAAGGGAGGTGATGAGTATGGCGAATAGTAACGTTGACACTGGACAGCAAGACATGGTTATTGAAGGGTATGCAATTATCTTTAATTCGATGAGTGATGACTTGGGTGGGTTCAGAGAAATTGTAGCACCTAACGCCTTAGATGGTGTAGATGTAAGTGATGTCAAATGTTTAATCAATCATGATTTCAGTTACATTATAGGACGCACACAGGCGGGAACGCTTGAGTTGAATGTAGATGAAAAAGGTTTGTACTTTAAGTGTCGCTTGCCTAACACATCTTACGCTAGAGATATTTATGAGAATATTAAAGCGGGCAACGTTAATCAGTGCAGTTTCTTTTACACATTGCCGTCTAATGACTCAACGGCTCGTACGTGGCAAAACTTAGATAATGAGTACGTTCAAACCATAAATAAAATCGATGAACTTATTGAGGTTAGCATTGTTACATTGCCAGCCTACAAAGATACATCGGTCGAAGTCGGTCAACGTGCGAAAGACTTAAAGAAATTCAAACAGTTGGAACAAATGAAGATAGCATTGGATTTAGAAAGCCTACGTTTTGAAACGTAAGGCTATTTTTTATACCCAAATTTAATAAGGAGGCTTATACATGGCTAATTTAGATGATCGCAAAAAAGAAATCGCTAATCTGATTTCTAAAGCGCAAGAAGCAGTCGAAAAGGGCGACCTTGAAACTGCTCGTAACTTAAAGGCTGATATTGACGCTCAGAAAAAAGAGTTTGAAGAATTAGATCAGCTTTCAAAAGAAATTGAAGCATCAGCACCAAAGATAGATGCACCACCTCAAAGCGAAGGTGCAGAAGTCGAAGATAACAAAGGTGATAACACTGGAGAAGAATCAGAAAACAAACCATCTGACGACAAAGAGGAGAAACCGTCAGAAGAAGAAAAACCTGATGATAAACCTAAACCAGATGTTAAGCCTGAAGAAAAACCAGAAGCACCCGCTATTGAAAAAGTAGAAGAACCTACTGAAGAAGAATTAGAAGAAGAAAAAGACAAAAAGAAAAAAGAAGGAGCGAAACGTTCTATGGCGAAATTAAATCAAAACCCAGAAGCTAACGAAGAAGTATTAGCATTTGAACAGTACATGAAATCGAAAGGGGCTAAACGTGACAACGTTAAATCAGATGACGTTGGCGTAACAATCCCAGAGGATATTAAATATATTCCTGAAAAAGAAGTAAAAACAGTACAAGATTTATCAGAGTTGGTAGAAAAAACATCAGTATCAACTGCAAGTGGTAAATATCCAATCTTGAAACGTGCTAACGCTAAATTCAACACTGTTGCTGAATTAGAGAAAAATCCAGAGTTAGCTCGTCCGGAATTCGAAACGATAAATTGGGAAGTTGAAACATATCGTGGTGCAATTCCAATCTCACAAGAAGCATTAGACGATTCAGTTGCTAACTTAACTGCTATTGTTTCTGAAAATATCAATGAACAAAAAATCAACACATTAAACGAAAAAATCGGCGATGTATTAAAAGCATTCAATCCGACATCTGTTTCTGATGTGGACGACTTAAAAGCAATCATCAACGTTAAGCTAGATCCTGGTTATGACCGCCAAATTATCTGTACTCAAAGTTTCTACCAAAAACTTGATACATTGAAAGATGGTAACGGACGTTACTTATTACAAGATAGCATTATCAACACTGCTGGTAACACTGTATTAGGTATGAACGTAACAGTTGTACGCGATGACTTATTAGGTGAAAACGGAGATGCATTAGCGTTCATCGGCGATGTAAAACGTGGTGTGTTATTCGCAGACCGTACTGACGTATCAGTGCAATGGATTGAAAACGAAATCTACGGTAAATACTTGATGGGTGCTTTCCGTTTCGATGTAAAACAAGCTGATAAAAACGCTGGTTTCTTCGTAACATTTGAAGATGCAGCAGAACCTAGCGGAGATTTAGGAGCATAAGTAAAGTAGGTGATTTCAATGTTCAAAATAGATAACGTTGAATCAATCAAAAAAGCGATACGTGTTGACCATGATTTCGATGATGACTTGATTATGCAAGTTTATTTACCTGGAGCGATAAATGAGGTTAAGGCTGCCGTTTCTTTAGATGAAAAAGATGATAAATTCTACAACGATAATCCTATATTCAATTTAGCAGTCTTAAATATTATTGCTCACCACTATGATAATCGCTCAATCACATCTAATGAACAATCATTTGATGTGCCTGCATCGTCAATGAAACTTATACAAACACTTAGAAGCAATCTAGTTAAGTGGAGAAAAGATAACATCGAGGTGATAGCCGATGAATCTTAATGAGCTTGATTATAGAATTGTTTTTTATTCAGTTTCAAATAACGGGCCCGAAGCAGGAGCGGGTAACTGGGAAGAAGTTTTTAGTTGCTTCGCTGGTCTATACGAACCTACGCAAAAAGATGTACAATTAGGAAATTTAGAAACGAGTAAACGTTCTGTAACTATTAATATTAGGAATGCACAACCTGACTTTCTACCTACAGTCAATCACGTATTTGAGATTAAAAATGGAATGTATGCTGGGTTAACTTTTGACATTAAGAACGTTGCTCCTGCTAAAACTCCTAATTACATCAAAGTGGTAGGTGAAGAATCATAGGGGTATCAATCAAAGGTGATAAAGAACTTATAGCATATTTAGAAAAGCATTATGGAAAATCAGCAACAAAGCGTATCACTGATTATGCATTAACCAAAGGTGGAAACAAAGTTGTAAGTATTATCAAAAGTAATATGAAAACTTTTAAAGACACTGGAGAGTCGGTAGAAGAAACTACACTCTCGAAACCAACGACGATAAACGGTGTAAGGACTGTTAAAATTCATTGGCGTGGTCCTAAACAACGTTATCGAATTATTCATCTAAATGAATATGGTCACTTTGATCGTTCAGGGAAATGGGTAAATACATCAGGTAAAGGCGTAATTGAACGTGCAATGAGAGAAGGACGCGAAACCTACTTCCATACGGTTAAAGAAGAAATGAAAAGGCGGGTGTAGCTATGGAAGATATCACAACAAAGATATACGAGGCGATTATAAATAACGAAGAAATAATGAAACTAGTCCCCAAAAATAACATTAAATTTTTCGATTATCCAAACGCGCAAGAAATCAAAGATATAGTGATTGTTATTGATCCATTAGACACACCAAAGCCTGATGATTTTGCTGACAATGATAATTTGACGTATGAATATTTATATCAAATAGATGTATTTGTAAAACAGAACCAAGGTGTAAACGGGCGAGTGCTATCCGATAGGCTCGTCTTTTTAATACAACGAATAATGTGGGAAGTATTGGGATTTGGTGAAACATCTTCCATTAAACCAGAATATATCAAAGAATTTAGTATCTACCGACAAGCTAAAAGGTTTGAAGGTAAACAATATTTTAAAATTTAGGAGTGTTTTAATATGGCAGAGAAAAACTATCGTTCATTTACAGGGTTAACAGAATTTTATTATAAAGTGCATGGTGAAGGTGGCGTTCAAAAAGTTGCAGACCCGGAGCGCATTAAATATTTACAAGAAATTTCAGTATCTAAAGACCAAGACATCGAAAAAGCATATGGTGATAACCAAGTAGCAGAAATGGCAGTTGCTAACGGAACAATCGAAGTAGAAGCTGGTTTCCACAAGTTACCATTAGAGGACAGAGTTGCATTGTTCGGATTAGAAAAATCTGAAGAAGGCATTGTATCAGTTGGTAACGATACACCACCATACGTAGCTGTTATGTTCGCTAAAACTATGGAAGATGGTTCACGCGAGTATGTAGGATTACCTAAAGGCTTATTCACATTCCCAGAGTTAGAAGGCAGCACAAAAGAAGATGGTGTTGAATTCAGTTCAGACTCTACTACTGCAGAATTTATGCAAGCTAAAGTGAAAGGCTTTGAAGAAGAAAAAGCAATGTTATTAGGTCACGATGCTAAAGGTACAACAGTTATGAAAGATGCTATCTGGGAAGCTATCTTTGGTGAATCTGCACCAAGCAGTAATTCAGAAGAAACTAGCGATGTAGAATCAGAATTAGGCGCGTAATAAACAGGAGGTTTAATTATGGCTAAGAAGAAATATGAAGTATTACACGATTTTATTGATTTGGAGGATAAGAATAAATTTTATGAGGCTACAGGAACTTATCCTAAACCAGCAAACAAAAAAATCTCTGATGAGCGTATTTCAGAGCTTTCTACAAGCAAAAACAGACGTGGAAAAGCATTAATCAAAGAATTAGAAGAATAACTATTATTGAGGACTACGCGTCCTCTTTTTATTTGCAAATAAAAATCAAAATTAAAGGAGCAATTATAAATGGCTAAACGTAATTTTATTAAATTAGTACAAGTAGACAAAAAAGGTAACGCAGTAACAGATACAGAAGGAAACGCAAAATATGACACATTCATTACTCCAACACAAATACCTTTCCGTAAAATCTATGACGCAGCAGACTTAATGGATGGCGCATCAGATGAAGAAACTTCCGCGCAAGAAAACATCGACCAAATGTTAGATATGGTGGTCGACATTTACAACAACCAATTCACTAAAGATGATTTATTAGACAGATTACATGCACCCTATGCAGTAGAAGAATTACCGCAACAAATTCAATTCATCGCACAAGGACAAATGGACGAAGAAAGAAAAAAGGAACTAGCACGAATCATCTAAAATCCATTTCCTACAAGGAACATAAAGAAAACATGAAGAAACTCATGCTGCAAATGATGAAGGAAGGCGGCAAGGATATTAACGATATTTTAGACATGCCGTTTGCCTTTTTCATGGAGTTAGTTGACGAAAGCAATCAGAGAAACGTCAAGAAAACTCACAGTATGATCGACGCGTTCATGTAATACATCTTATAAGCAAGGAGGTGGAGTGATGGCAGAAAGAATTAAAGGATTGCAGATTGATCTGTCAATGCGAGATGTAAATATAAGTAAGACACTAGCTGGAGTAAAACGTGAATTTAGAGCATTAAACTCAGACCTCAAACTATCAAGTAATAACTTTAAGTATGGAGAAAAAAGTGCTGCTTCTTACAAATCTCGAATGAATGATTTAGATGGTGCCATTAAACAAGGGACAGCTAATTTAGATTCACTTAAATCTCAATATGAAGAAGTTGCTCGAACGCAAGGTGCTAATAGTGCTAAAGCTGTTAGATTACATACTGAGTACAATAATCAAGCGATAGCAGTTAATAAAATGAAAGATGAATATAGCAGATTAAATAGCTACTATAAAGAGAATTTTTCAATGGCTGGTCGGCTAAGCAACTCATTTCAAAGTATAGGAAGTAGCATGCAAGGTGTTGGTCAAAAAGCACAAAATTTAGGTAGTTCTCTTACAAGTAAAATTACTAAACCAGCGTTAGTAGCTGGTACTGCAATGGCAGGTATAACAGCTAAGCTAGGTTTTGACAGATTGGTCGGTCTTGATACTGCCAAAGCAAAACTCGAAGGTTTAGGATATTCAACTAAAGAAGTGGGTTCGATTACTGATCAAGTAACACATGCGATTCAAGGCGGTATGACAACAATGGCCGAAGGTACCGATGTTGCAGCAGGTGCTTTAGCGGCAGGAGTAAAACAAGGTAAAGAATTAGAGAAGTATATTAAATTAGTTGGCGATGCAGCAGTTGGTAGTAATAGACCAGTATCAGAAATGGCTATGATTTTTAACCGTGTACAAGGTCAGGGTAAGCTAATGACTCAAGAACTTAATATGGTTGAAGAAGGAATGCCTGGATTTAGTAATGCTATGGCTAAACATTTAGGCGTTTCATATGATGCGTTTAGAGAAATGGTTACCAATGGTGAAGTTAGTTCGAAAGAGTTCTTAACTGTAATGGACGATTTCGCAGGTGGTATGGCAAACGCTTATTCTAAATCGTGGAAAGGCATGATGCAAAACACTAAAGCCTATATTGGTATGATAGGCGAAAGCTTGCTAGGTGGAGTGTTCGAACAATCTAAAGACTCACTTCATGAATTTGAGAAGATGTTAAAATCTCCTGGCGCTCAACAATGGGCGAAAGAAACGGGAGAAAAATTAGGTAGTGCCTTTTCTAAACTAGCAAATGGTATTAAAGGCATTATAAACTGGTGGCAAAGTTTAGATGGTTCCACTCAAAAAACGTTAGGTGGTATTGTTAAATGGTTAGGCATCACTTTAGTTACTATGGGACCTGTTTTAACAATATTCGGTAAGTTTGTAAGTACCATTGGTGGTATGTTTAGTGGTTTATCGACACTTATAACATTTATGATAAGACATAATGCTGCAGCCAAAATGAGTGCAGTTGGCCAAGCGGTATGGAATGGTGTTACTACTACCGCTCGTGGTATAGCCAATGGATATAGAGCTGCAATGACGGCATTAACCACTTCTCAAAAAATACAGGCTATGAAAACTAAAATTGCTGCAGCTGCAACAACGGCTTGGACTGCAGTTACTAAAGGTGCAGCTTTAGCAACTAGAGGCTTGGGATTAGCTATAAGGTTTATGACTGGTCCAGTCGGTATAGTTATTACAGCTATCGGATTATTAGTAGCTGGACTTATTCATTTATGGAAAACAAATAGTTCGTTTAGAAATAGTGTAATTACTGCTTGGAATGCTATTAAAAATTCGGCAGTAACTATATTCGGGTTTATTAAGACTTATATAGTAGCTATATGGAATGCTATAAAAGCTTCAACAATTGCAGTATGGAACGGAATTAAAACTGTTGCTGTAGCTACATGGAACGGAATTAAACTTGCTATATTACATCCTATCAAAACATTGAAAACTATTTTGTCGGCTATCTGGAACGCTATGAAGAATAGTGCTATTAGAATATGGACTGCCTTAAAGAATGGTGTTATAGCAATTATTAAAGTGTATGTTGCGCAAGTGAAATTCAATATCAACCTTATTAAGCGTATAGTAGTTACGATATTTAATGCTATTAAAAACTTCTCTATAAAAGTGTGGAATGCACTAAAAAATGCTGTATTAGGAATTGTTAGAGCTTTACGCAAAGGTGTTCTTTCTGTGTTTAATTCATTAAAAAAAGGTGTTTCTGCAATATTTAATGCTATTAAGAATGCCGCAGTTAGAATATGGACTGCTATGAAAAATACTGTCATTAATCGAGCGAAAGCGTTATGGTCTGGTGTTAGAAATACATGGAATGCACTCAAAAAAGGTACAATTGGCGTATTTAAATCAGTCGGTAGTTTTATGAGCAATAAATGGAACAGCATTAAAAATAGTACAGTGAATAAAGCGAAAGCTCTTTGGTCAGGCGTTAAAGGTGTATGGGGATCGCTCAAAAAAGGTACTCATAGCACAATGAATGCTGTTGGCGGTTTTATGAATAAGAAGTGGAATGGTATTAAGAGTAATACTGTTTCTATTGTTAATAGTATGAAGTCCAAAGTTATGGGCGTCATGAATAAAATGAGTAGTGGCATTAAAACAGTTACTGGTAAAATCGGTAATCTTTTTGGCGGAATGGTCAAAGGCGTCAAAACTGGATTAAATAAACTAATCGGTGGTGTCAACTGGGTTGCTGGAAAATTAGGTATGGATAAGCTTCCAGAAATAAAACTTCATACCGGAACGAATAAATCTAATAAATATATAAGTAACGGTAAAATAAATAGAGGAACATTTGCTACTGTCGGAGACAAAGGAAAAGGAAATGGGCCTGGTGGATTCCGTCACGAAATGATTCGTTATCCAAACGGTAAAACAGCTATAACTCCAAACAAAGATACTACAGCATTCCTACCAAAAGGTTCAAGTGTGTTAAATGGAGCTCAGACACATTCATTGTTAAACAGTTTGCCTAAATTCTCTCTTGGTACTAACCCGTTAGGAAATAGAAACAAAAAACCTAAGAAAAAGAAAAAGGGTGATAATTTATTTGGCGATGCTTGGGACGCAACAAAAGCTGGTGCAGCTAAAGTCGTTGACGGTGGTAAAGCTGTTGTAAGTAAAACACTTGACGCTGCCGCTAAAGGTAAAGAATGGTTGAGCGATAAAGTTGGAGATGTGCTTGACTGGATAGACAAACCTGAGAAACTATTAGAAAAAGTTCTCGAAGGCTTTGGCGTAAATTTAGATAGTTTCGGAATAACTAAAGCAGCAGAGTTACCTTATAACATGATGAAAGGTATGTTCGGAAAACTTAAAAAAGCTGCCATAGAGAAATTTAAAGAATGGTTTGAAGATAGTGGCAGTGGCGACGGAGGATATATTGACCTTTCTAAAGGTATAAACTTTGGTTTCGCTAGAACAGCCGCACAAGCAGCAGCACAGGGTTATCCTTTTGCTCGCGCACATCATGGTTTAGACATCAACTACAAATACGATAAAGTTTATTCAACTCTATCAGGTACAGCTACAGGTAGTTCGGGATGGAACGGTGGTTTCGGTCAAAACATGTGGATAAGAGCAAATAACGGATTAGAAGCTATCTACGGACATCTTCACAAATTAGCCTTCCATGGTAAAAAACGTGTCAAACCGGGTACTTACTTAGGTATTTCTGGTGGGGATCCGGGACGCGACGGACAAAACGCCGGAAGTTCTACAGGACCGCACTTACACTATGAAATGAGAAGAAACGGAGTTCCGTTTGATCCAACAAGCTGGCTTAAGAAAAACAATGGCGGTGGCAAAGTTGGAGGTAGCGGATCAGCGAACGCACGTAAGGCTATTAAGAGAGCACAGGCAATCTTAGGCGGTCGCTACAAGTCATCTTATATCACAGAACAAATGATGAGAGTTGCTAAACGTGAATCTAACTTCCAAGCTGGTGCAGTCAACAATTGGGATAGTAACGCTAAAGCGGGAACGCCTTCTAAAGGTATGTTCCAGATGATTGGACCAACTTTCAAAGCGTTTGCTAAGTCAGGATATGGAAACATCATGAACCCTGTTCATCAGGCAATTTCAGCCATGAGATACATCGTTTCAAGATATGGTTGGGGTGGCTTCAAACGTGCTGGAGATTATGCTTACGCTACAGGCGGTCTTATTAACACTGCTGGATTATATAATTTGGCAGAAGATGGATACCCTGAGATAGTTATCCCAACAGACCCTAGCAGACAATCTGACGCTATGAAATTGCTCGCTATTGCATCACAAAGAATAGAAGGCAACAAGAAGAACAAACGCCCTAATCAAATGCGTACGCCTTCCACTAGTAACGCCAATGACAACGAAATGATAAATGTTATGGCTAGACAGTTAGAAGCTACACAAAGACAAGTTGAATTGCTAACGCAACTTGTAGCTAGCAACCAACGTTTAGAACAAAAACCTACAGGAGTTAATGAACGAGATGTTAGTAAAGCACAAGGTAAACGTGCTGAAATGATGGCATACAACTTAGGAGGTGCTTACTAAATTGGGAAAAGAAGTAAGGTTGTTTAACGATGATGTAAACGAAACAATTACAGATATACCCAACTTAAAGTTTTTAGATTTTGAGGAAGAAGGAGTAGAAGTACAATCTAACACACTAGAAGTAAAAGGAACGGACGGTGTGTTATTAGGGCCAACAACGTTTGGCCCTTTTAATTTGGTTTTAAACTTTTCGTTTAAAGGCGAAGATAACCGAGATTTAAAATTGTTAAAACAAAAACTTAGAACATTGTTATTCAGACGTGAGCCTTATTATATTTGGCATTCGGATATGCCAGGTAAAAAATATGCAGTATATTGCGAAAGCAATGAAAACGAAGATTTAACCAATTCATTCGCAACATTCAAAGTTACATTTGTTGTTTATAAAGGTTATTCGGAATCAATAGACGATACAAGCCAATTCAGTTTAAGTAATGGGCGTTGGCAATTCGAATCTGGTGTTTTAGCAACTTCAGATATTCATTATTCTCACGACCATACAGCTTTTAGAATCTATAACGGTTCAAGCGATACAATTAATCCAATTATGCGGCATAATTTCAAACTCGTGATTCACGCAACAGCACCTAAAGGGCTAAAGATAACAAATAAAACTACTGGTGATGTTTTCGAGTATAAAGAGCCTTTAAATTACGCTAACGAGTTAGTGATCAATGGTGTTCATCCTTTTTTAAATAGAAAACAAAGAGTTGGAAAGTATACAAACTTTGAATGGATAACTTTAGCGCCCGGATATAACCAAATTGTTATAACAGGCGAAAACATTAAAAAAGTACAAACTGAATGGATATTTAACTTTATATTTAGGTAGGTGAACATATTGAAAGACTTGGTTTTAAAAAATAAAAAAGGAACATTTGCTGAAATATTAGTTGATTATGACTATGATTCTTTCAAATATGAATATGAACGTAATAACGAGCGTTCAATTTCACTTACTGTGTATAAAACTACTAGAAATGAAGATATATTCGACACTTTATTGAATGAAGCATTACTGGAGTGGAAAGGCCAAGAATATGTTGTTAAATCAACTTCTATAAAATATAACGGTGTTAATATTATCAACGAAGTAGAAGCTAAACATATTTTTATGGAATTCCAAGACCATTACGTTCCAAAAAAACTAACAAAAGCAGACATAGACACAAGTGATGAAAGTGAAAAAACATTAGAAGATGAAGATAAACCGACAACAGGCGGTGGGGTCATCGTTAAAGGCAACAGCGTTTCAGACCAACTATGGAATTATTTCATCAAAAAAGGATTAACGCCTTATCAAGTAGCAGGTATGTTAGGCAATGCAGAAGCAGAGTCCAACATGAATCCGGCTGCTGAGCAAGTTGTAGGGAATCCAAACTTAGGTGGCAAAGGATTATTCCAATGGGACGACCGTAAATTTAACTTATACCAATATGCTAATCAACGAGGTAAATCATGGACAGACGCACAACTGCAATTCGATTTCACATGGAAGGAACTGCAAACAACTGAAAGTTATGCTTATAAAATGTTGAAATCATCTAAAAATGTTACAGAGGCAGCGCTTAATTTCCACAGACACTTTGAACGCAGCGCAGATACACCAACGATGGAACAAAGACGCGTGACATATGCCCAAGAATATTTAAATAAATACAGTGCAAACGGCGGTGGTTCTGTTGAGTTCGATGGTAGTTGGATCGACCTATCAAAAGGAATCAATTTCCCGTTCGACCCTAATGGTTCTAACCCTTATTATCCTTTCGGTGGCAAGCACTTCGGTATAGATGTCAATTATATATATGAACCGTTATATTCTACTATAAGAGGTAAAGCGACTGCAATTCCAGATGATGGCAGCGGTTTTGGTAATCATGTGTGGATTAATAATGGCAAAGGTTTGGAAGTTATTTATGGACATATGAGTTCATTAGCATGGACAGGAACAAAGAACGTCGTACCCGGTGACTATATCGGTGAATCAGGGAACACCGGACGTTCAAGTGGCCCTCATTTACATTATGAGATGCGTCAAAATGGCGTAGCATTCGACCCACAACCGTGGTTAGAAAGCAACGCACATAACATCAAAAATGATGAAGCAGGTGAAGGTCCGGACACAAGCGCTCCGAGTGAAGAAGTGGACGATGAAGGTAAAGAGATAACAACGTACTCATTATATGAATATCTGAAATATGGTTTCCAAGATAACAAAATAGGGTTTGATTTTAGAATTATCGGCGACTTTGACCGACGCATACCTATCAATGAATTGGGTGGTAAAAACGGTATGGAATACCTAATAGATGGCGTTGATATGTATGATTATATCTATTTCGCAGATAATAAGACGATTTACATTTATGACGAAGCAAGTTATTACAAGCAAGCCGATGAACCTATCATCTATAAGTACAACAATGATGAAATCAATGTAACAACAAAAACAACGGAATTAAAAACATATATCCGAGGTTATGGCAAGAAAAAAACCAAAGCAGAAACTAAAAACTACAATCCTATAAAACCTAAAGACCTTGATTATAGCGGTAAGTTTACTAAAGACGGAACATGGTACACCGAAGAAGTCGGCGCTTCATTCAGCAAGAAATTCAAATGCAAATGGGGGAAAGAAACGCTTGAGTGGTCACTCAAAAAGATGTCTAAAGGCGGTATCATGACAATTTATGTTGATGGCAAAGTGGTTGGCGATTATGAATGTTACAGTAAAAATTCTGAAACTGAAAAAATTATTATTGCCTCTAATTTAGAAAAAGGTGAACATACATTTAAAGCGGTATTCAAAAGCGGTATCAAAGGAGTGGACTACAAAAAGTCTAATCCGAGAATGTATGTGGGGACTGAAAAATCAACAGTCTTAAACCTCACAGCTAAAATGGAAGGCGATGATATATATCACACATTCGCAGAATATAAATCACCGAATTACGATGATTTTGGGCATAAAGAAGCTAACACGCTATTTGATGACAAAATAACCGATAAAAAGGAACTCGAAAACAAACTTCAAGAATCGTTGAATGATGAACCAGTTGTAGAGGTTTCAACCAACTATTTAGGTTTTACAGATTATGAAGAAAACAGCAAAGTACGATTTGTCCATAAACCATTGAATTTCAATACTGATTTAAAGGTAATCAAGATGACTGTTCCACACCCGTTTGTTAATGAAAACGTAGAAATTGAGTTCACTAATTCATCTAGCGACTTCATTAAAATGCAGCAACAAATTACACGTAACATCAAACGTATGAATAGATTGAATAACAATATGCCTAAAGATCCAACACCGGCAATTACGCGAGTGGCTTCGGATTCAATCGGCAGTGTGCTTATAGATGAGGAGTGATAACGATTGGAAATCAAATATCCTTTAGATGAAAACCAAGAACAATATTTTGCAGCAACTCATAAAGACGCTGTACAAGGTATCGATTTAGATGAATTAGAAAATAGTATTGCTGAACTTCAAAGCGATAATAACAAGACTAATTCCAGCATCAACGAATTAATGGAATTTAGAGACACCGTCATTGGAGACACAGGTTGGGTAGACTTCCAAGTTTTACCAGGTATCAAAAAGAATACTAAAGGCGGTGATAATAGCTTTAACACTGGGGTTAGGGAAGTTAGATTCGGTAGTATTCGAATTAAATCTATACGTTTAAATATCGGGAATGTCCCTCACAATGTGCAGATAGCACAAATGCCGCTCGGATTCATTACAGTCAATCAAAACTTTTACGCCACAACTGATGGCAACAGCTCACCTATTCGTGTGTCAGCTGATAAAGCGGGCGGTGTAAGTATTTATTTAAATGGCGATGATAAGAATAAACCTCAAAAGGACGTTTGGATATATCAACAATTTACATGGTTAGAATAGAAAGGGTGATTGAATGTATTATACTAATTTGCCTATTGAGATAGGTCAGGATTACAGACAAAAATCAATCCATAACTTCAAATGGCTGCTTGATAAAGTTAACGCTATTGATGAAACAATTGACAAACACAAGAATACATCACGTTACGCACATGATGCAAAAAATTTATTATTCAAGAATGGCAGTGTGCATGTTGAATTGAATTACTTACGCAAACTAATTATTAACTTAGTATTAGGTCATAACGGCGATGGAATACAAGAATTAAGAGATTCCAGAACTGCAATTGACGGTACGAACTTCCCTCTCTTATCAGACAGGCTCAAATACGACTTGCAAGTGATTGACCGCCGTATTGATAATGAAGTTGATAAGATTATGGAAACATTCAGTTACTATATAAATATTAGATCCATTGGCGCAATCGGAGATGGCAAAACGGATAACACGGACTTGTTTAGCAAATTCAAAGCTAAGCAAGTCTATTTTGTTCCGGAGGGAACTTATTTAACACTTGAATTTCCTAACGGTTTATTCTTTGGATATGGTGAGTTAAAAGTTAAGAATGAAATCGTTCCATTGGATAACAAAACGGCTCAACCTGTTAACGTCGATTACAATACTAAAAACAAAGAACGCTATTACAGTTGGGTAGCTGGTCAACAAGCTGGACGTAATCAAACTAAAGAAAGCTATTCAAACACTGGTGTCGGATACGCGGTGTTTAGAGACAATACCAAAGGTCGAAGATTGACTGCGTTTGGTAAGGGCGCTATGTCCAAGATGATAGAAAGTTATTCAAACGACGCATTTGGTTCAGACGCATTAGGTCAAGGTAAATTCGGGCAACGTAACACAGCCATCGGTGCTAACGCTTTGAAGTGGGGCGGAATCAACGACGCAATTGCAACATTGCATGATTTTTGGTTAGAAAAAGGAAGTAAAAACTTTATCAACAGTTACTTCTTGCCACGTTGGTCAGATGTTTGGCAACATTTAGGTAATGAGTATCATCCAAATACTGATTTATATAGTTATAAAGATACCGATTATATAAATAATGTAGGCGTTGGTCGTAACTCATTACTCCACATGATGAAAGGTGTTGGTAACGTAGCTGTTGGTTATAACTCACAAGCTCATACAGTTAAAGGTGATGAGAATACTTCTGTTGGTAACCGTTCGTTACGTGATAACTTATTAGGTTATCGTAATACTGCACTTGGTTCATATGCTTCAGTCAATAACATCACAGGTCGAGATAACGTAGCTGTTGGTGCTAACAACTTACAACAAACATTACACGCCAGCAATAATACAGCTGTCGGATATGGTGCTATGCACTTCTTTAAAGATGATAAAAATAAAAATACAGATAACACATACACTTATGGTTATCGTAATACTGCAATCGGTACACAAGCCATGCAAGATGGTAGAAACTCTAGCTATTCCGTCATGGTAGGTTCATATGCTGGTCGTTTTGTTGAGGGCAACCATAACATAGGTATCGGTTCTTTATCTTTACCGGGGTTAACAAAAGGCCAAGAAAATGTTGGTGTAGGTTCAAACGCTTTGCGAGAAGTTATTAAAGGTAAAAACAACACTGCAATAGGATACACTTCCGGGCCAGTTGGGGATTACAACAATACAACGAGTATCGGATCTAACGCTCACGCGCTTGGCAATAACCAAGTGCAATTAGGTTCATCAGATTCTACTGTTTACGCGCACAAAGAAATACAGCAACGTTCCGATAGACGCGATAAAAACAGCATTAGAGAAACACGTCTTGGTTTAGATTTCATCAATAAATTAAAACCAGTCGATTATAAATATAACAACAGCAATTCAAATCGTTACCATCATGGATTTATCGCTCAAGATTTAGAAGCATTAACTGATAAAGGTTATGATTTTGGAGGCATTGACAATCCTAAATATACAGGTGGAGAAGATGTTTACAGTGTGGGATATACAGAAATTATCGCACCGCTTGTTAAATCAGTACAACAGTTGTCTCAAGAAAATGAAGTGTTAAGAAACAGAATTGAGAAGTTAGAAGGTGCTAATTAATGGAATTGAATAAAATAGCAAAGTATCAAGCTAAAAACGAACCTTATTTAAAGCCAATTTCTGATTTAGGAATTGGTTTTTATAATTTAGATGAAAATACAGCTACATTACAATTTCAAATTTATAACGACAACGGTCCATTACTTATCAGTGATGAAAACGTTGAAGTACATGGCTATTTTAAATCTAGCAATGGTAGCGTATCGACAGTAGATAAATTAAATGTGGTCGATGGTATGAACGGTATTGCGCAAATCACTTTAGATAAAGATTTCTTACAAGCAAGTACGTCGACACAAGTAACTGGTCAAATTTATGTAGCAGTCAATAACGTCACAGATAATCCAAATAACAATCAAACCGCAGTGTTGGGTGAATTCACTTTCCAAGTTGCAGATGCTTTGATTAATACAATTTCATCATTTACTAAAATTGAATACATTCGAATGTTTGACCAACTACGCGAGGAGATTAAGCAACGTACAAAGGAAATGGAAGATGATATAGGCAACATCAAAACGCTTGTTAATGAAGTGAAAGATGCAGTTGCTGACGGTAAAGCAGATATAACTAAAGTTAAGAACGATTCAATCAGTGAGTTAGAAGATATCTCAAACACAACAAATGCATCTGTTCGACAACAAGCAAGCCAAGCCATATCAGATATACAGTCAATTGTCGATGAGTACACAACTAAATTAAATGATGAAACAAACGATAAGATAAACGAAGTTAATGAAGCAAGCGATAAAGTTTTAGAGAGTATTAAGCAAAATAATTTAGTTACATCAGAACAAACAGATAATTGGCAAAAGTATCGATTGACACAAGATAACGGAACTATAAAATATGTGCCAAAAGGAACTATAACAGATATAAAAACTTTAGAACCAGGTTTATATGAAACTGTTTCTGATAATGATGCAACAAATCAAGATATTCCTCTAAATAATAGCTATGTACAAATAAAAGTATGGGAAGGTGGCGGCGGACGTAAAGAAATAGAACTTACCTCTACTTTTAATGGCACAAAATACTTTAGATTAATCCATACGGATGGAGAGAAAGATACAGGTTGGAAGGAAATATCAAACAATTACTCTGATACTGGTTGGCTACCGATTACGATTAAAAATGGATATAAAAAATCATCAATCCCAGACTTCGAACCATCTTATCGAGTTATTGATAATGGCAATTCCAAACAAGTATATGTCCGTTTAGGTGTCGAAAATCTCACTAACGGGAAAAATGTAGTAGCTACAATGCCACCGGAATTTGTACCTAATAAGATATATTCGTTAGGCGTATCAACCGTAGCCAAAATACCACCGAAAGTAGTTATTTATAACGGCGATATTGAGTTTCACACGAATGAAGCAAATAGTTATTCAAGCACCGATTATATCATCTATCAAGATAACTGGATTGTGTAAGGAGGGATTAAATGTTTAAACAGATTTTTGATAAAACAAACGGCATACCTAAACTTATTCAATCGACTTTAGACGAAGAAACAGGTATCGAACGTTTTGTTTATGATGAAGATAAATACACCGAAGAAATGCCACCTAGCGAATTATACGAGCCAATTTCTTATAAAAACGGAAAATGGCAAGGTATCAGCTATGACGAGTGGGAATATAACAGAACTATTGAAAAAGACGAAGAAGAAAAACCACCGTATAAACCTAATGCTAACGAAATGATGTTAGCTCAAGCACAAATGCAAGTGACTAAAACAGCTAATCAACTAATGAAATCACAAAAAGAACAAGCTGCTTTAGCGATGGAACTTATGAAAAAAGAAAAACGTTTGGAACAAAACGAAATTATCCAAGCACAAACAATGAAAGAATTAACAGAAAAAGAAAAACGTTTGAAAGATATGGAAATGCAACAAGCAAAAGCAATGCTTGAAATTACAAAAATGAAAGGAAGTAATTAATATGTATCCAGGTTTTGATTCAATCAAATATTTTTATGACATTAACTGCTACACAAATGAAGATATTCAAACTTATGTGGAGTTAGACGCATTAACGAAAGAAGAATACAAAAAAATTACAGGTGAAGAATATCCAGAAGAATCACAGGCTAAATAGCTTGTGGTTTTTTATTTAGATGGAAGTAGGTGAACGCATGAACGAAAATTTCACAATACATGATAGATTAGCAACTTTATCGTTGTTTGGATTAGGTGTATTTGTAGATATACGAGGCCTCTACTGGTTCACAAGCCAAAAAAACGTAATTAACGAAAGTGATTTCTACCAAGCGTTACATGAAGTTATGCCGATATGGATATGGGGATTGCTACTAATCATATTTGGTACTTGTCTAATTGTATCAAGTCTATTTTTTGGCAAAAGGTCTGTAAACAATATTTCTACCTATTTTATGCTGATTGGTGGCGTAGGTGGTGCTATTATTCACTTCTTGTTGGCTTCAGCAGGTATGTATAACACAATTAATTGGATAACACCTGCACAGTTTGTATCTATGACTGCATGGCTTGGATTTATTGGGTTCTTAGGTGGTTTTGATATTTATGGAAGAAAATAAATATGTCCTAAGACACGAATGGGAAAAGTCGAGAGGTAAGATAAACGAGCGCATAAACGAAGTAGATAAGAAACACACAGAAAACTTTAATAGTTTGCTGAATAAAGTAGATAAACAGACATTTCTACAAGAAAAATCGTTCGAGTCACAAGCTAGGTCAGAAAAACATTTAGAAAAAATGAGCGAGTCATTGGCAACAGTAGGGACCAGAGTTACAGACTTAGAATATGAAACAAAAAGTCACGAGAAAGAAATCAAAAGTTTGCAAGGAACAGTAGAGGCAGAGGCAAAAGGAAATAGAGAAGTGATTGGTTACTGGTTGGGGTTTGCAGGGGTTGTATTAGTTCCTCTTATCTCTTTGGTAGCCAACATCTTCTTTAAATAAGTCGGCGCATTGCGTCGGCTTTTTTATTATGGAGGTTAAGATATGAAAAATATAAATTGGAAAATACGTTTCAAAAAGAAATCATTTTGGGTGGCTATCGTTTCAGCGATAGTTCTTTTTATTAATAATATAACGCAAGCATTAGGATTGAACTATACAGAACAACTGGAACAATTTAGCAATGGCATTAACGGATTATTAGCTGTATTAGTAACATTTGGTGTAATAAACGATCCTACTACGAAAGGGATGAAAGACAGTGGTATTGCACAAACATATTCTAAACCACGTGACGAAAGCATCGACCCAGTAGAGTATCAGAAAGTAGTGAACGATGAAAAAGTTACACCAGAACGAAAAGAATTGACTCCTCAAGAATTCGACACATCACAACCATTTACTGATGATAGTGACGAAGTAGAATTTGATGTTGCAGACTATGAATATGATGAAAAATTGAAACGTGGTGCTAGTCGTTACCACGATGACGAAGTATTGAAAGTGAGTGATGAAAATGGTCGCTAAATTAACACAAAAGGAAGCAGTTGCTTATGTTAAATCACAGGAAGGTAAAGGGTATGATTTTGATAATTACGCAGGATGGCAATGCTTCGACAGTGTCAACTACTATTGGTATCAACTATTCGGTCACGGTTTAAAAGGAGAGGGCGCAGCAGATATTCCATATAAAAATGATTTCACTAATGAAGCTAAAGTTTATCAGAACACACCATCATTTCTACCTAAACCAGGTGACGTTGTTGTTTGGAACAGAAATTATGGTGGTGGTTATGGACATGTAGCAGTTGTTATTTCTGCCACATTAAGCAGCTTTGTTGTAATCGAGCAGAATTGGCTTGGAGGTGGCAAAAGAAAGACTGAAGTAGCTACTAAAAGAACAAAAAATTACGACAATCCGATGTGGTTTATCAGACCGTATTATAAATCTGAGAGTGCAAAATCAGTTTCTACGCAATCTGCTACTAAAACTTCTACTAAGAAAAAAACAACAGCTAAAAAGAGAATGAAAAAATTAAGTTATATTCGTGATGAAGTAAAAGGTTACCGATTGCCTAATCGTGGATATAAACCAATGTCAATAACACTACACAATGATGCAGGAAGTGTTGGTGCTACAGCAGAAGCATATCATCGTGGTTTAGTGAACGCTCCTCTATCACGTTTAGAGGCTGGTGTAGCTCATTCATATATAAGCGGAAACACAGTATACCAAGCATTACCAGAAAGCCGTATAGCGTGGCATACAGCCAATCAGAATGGTAATAAAAATTCATATGGTATTGAAATATGTCAGTCAATTGGTGCAAGTGATAAAGTGTTCCTTGCTAATGAACAATCAGCATTCCAAGAAGCAGCAAGATTATTAAACAAATGGGGATTAAAAGCTAACAGAAATACAGTAAGACTGCATATGGAATTTTCACAAACTAGCTGCCCACATAGATCAATGGAACTTCATACTGGTTTTGATCCAGTAACACAAGGCGTACCTTCACAAGCAATTAAAGTTAAACTTAAAGACTACTTTATTAAGCAGATTAGAGCTTACCAATCAGGTAAGGTACCAACAGCTACCGTTTCTAAAAAATCAAGTTCTGCAAGTAATACTAAGTCAACAGTAGCTGGTTCATGGAAACGTAATAGCTATGGTTCGTGGTATATGAGTGAGAAAGCGAGATATACAAACGGTAATCAACCTATCATAGCTAGAACAGTAGGTCCGTTCAGAAGTTGTCCGTACGCTTATGATTTTCAACCTGGTGGTTATTGTGATTATGATGAAGTAATCTTGCAAGATGGCCACGTGTGGATCGGTTATGATTGGAAAGAGCAAAGATACTATTTACCAATCCGAACATGGAATGGTATTGCACCTCCTAATCAAGGATTAGGTGACTTATGGGGTTTTATCAATTAAAATGTTATAATAAAATAACCACGTCATTATACAAGGGTAGTCGCTATGGCTACCCTCTTATAAATTACAATTAATTATGTCTATAATATGAAGATGTCAGATTGATATTAAAAAAACATAGTTTAACACTACATTGGTTACACGGTCTGTGCTATAATTAAATTACATACAATTTAATCTTTTTTACTCCTTTATAATTTTTGCTACCACATTCTTTTGAGTGTGGTGGTTTTTATTTTAAACTTCTTTATTTAGTAAAAGAAATTAGTTATAATCAAAACAATGATAAACGTCATATTTTGAAAATATGATTAGTAACAAGGGGTGCAAAC